GGTAATTTATGAACATTTGCGAATGGCAAGATTCTGTTTGTTGGGTAACCATTTACAACTTCTCTGATCTGTAATGATACACCATTTAATGGAGATGAATCATCACTACCTGAACCTGTTTGAGTTGGTTTACGACGGAAGTATACATCAATATTAGATAAGTAAACTGAGTTAGAACCTGCACCCATACCTTTCTTAACAAAGAATGTTTGTGCAAGTGGATCTCTACCTCGAATACGTCGAGCAACGTTTCTTGTTGTTACTGTTGTATTCACATCAAAGTTTGGAGATCTTGTTGAAGTTGTTAAACTTGTTTTCTCAACACTGAAGTTATATGCTCGATAAGTAACAAATCCTTTACTTGTTGAAGCAGAATCAATACTGTTATAAGCAGATACATCGGCAATTTCTAATACTCTATCACCTACATAGAATGTTTCGGCAGGCAAGTGGAATACAGCTCTCAGTACACCGTTTGCGTCCGTAGTAACTGTAGCACCTTTATCACCGTACCTACCAACTTCTCCAACTGAATCAGCTGTAATTGATCCTGGCATTACGTGTGCATTTACATCAACACCATCAAAGAAGAAGTAATGTCTTTGATTAGGTCTTAATCCTGACATATAAACTTTGATATCTCTCGATGCCATATAAGGTTGGAATCTAAAGTCGGAAACAAATTCACCAACGAACGATTCTGTTGTTCTTGAACTATCAATGGTAATTTCGCTTGATCTTGTTGTGACAGTTGTTACTTCAGTTCCTGCGCCACGTCTTCCTGCGCGACCAGGATCAGCTTCAAACAGTCTTGATGAAGATGTATCGGTCATAGGTAAGAATGCTTGAATCTCATCAATGAATTCTTGGAACGGAGTAGTTAGATCAATATCAATAGAAGCAGGATTAACTGTTGTATCATAAGCAGCATCGTAAGGTGGAGATATAACTCCATCACCTACATACTTATAGAAGTTACTTACACAGTTTCTAAAGTTCGATGCATACGGTTGATTAATAACCTCAACGTTTGAATTCCTTCCTACAGTTGCTACCTTAGCATCAGAAGTAGATGGGAATATTGAAGAACCTGTTGCTGATTCATATACCAAATCTAATGGGAATGTTTTCAACGAAGGAGTAAGTATCTTTTGATTAAATGGTACCGCAGCATTAAACTGTGGATGACTGATTTCTGATAACTGTAAATTGTTAAAAGGATCTACAACGAAACCATTCTTGAATCTGTTTAAACCATTCTCATCGCGTACAACTAAGTTATCAGTTTCTGATTCTAATTGATTCAATGAAATATAGTATGCCATGTTATCAATCTTCTTTTCAAGATCGTGCATATCTTTCATTGTATAATTCTTAATACCTGTTGCTCTTGGTTTAATTGCATAACCAGGTTTACGAAGAACATCAGACTGTTTCTTAGACAGCGCAGGATAAGTTGGAACTTCTACATTTGCGATTGCCAACTGGTCTGTTGTAAGCTTTGGTGGTACAGGATTTTTCTGTTCTTCACCTTTAATGATAACAATATCACCATAAGAATCACAAGCAATTGTATCAATTCTTGATAGGTAATGTTCTATACTTGTTTGTAATGATTGCTGCGCAGCAGGAACCAACGCAGCTCCTTTATCACTAAACGATACGGTATTGAAACCAACCTGAGTTGAAATCGTTGGAGCATTACCTGAATTCGCCAAATAGTTTGCACCAGAATCTTTATTAACATGTGGTCTGAAATCAAAGCAATCTCTCAAGTTATATACTTGACCTGACTCTGACGTGTAAGAAGGAATATCAAACTTACTTAAAGTATTTGGATAACTATTAATTGTAAAGAAGTATTTACCAGTCGAAGTGTTTACCTCGAAGCATTGTAGATTCACTAGCATTACGCCACTTGGCTCAGGTCGACCTTCAATATATTCTACATAAGATAGATCGTAATAAGTATCTTTCTGATTCTCTTTTAATCTAAAGCTACTTGTAAAATCTTCTCCTGTTGCATTTGTAATACTTACAATTTTAAATACATCTGGGAAACCTAAACTATATTGTGTTTTAACGTTTGAGTAACTAAACTTAACATAAGTATCACGTAATGTTTTAGCATAAGGTGAAATACCACCCGATGAACCAACCTGTCTTTTATTATAAAATACTTCTACTGAACCACTCAAACCACTATCACAAATAATATTAAGTTGTGAATTATTCAAAGCAGTAGTAGTACTTATAACAGGATATGTTGTTCCTGCCAAGTTAACTCGAATATCGTCGTTAAGACAATTAAAATCTTCGCCTGGTCCTGCAGTTAATGTGATCGTGCCTGTTGTCGCAGTTCCTGTATTTTGAAATCTACAAGGAATAAGAGTATTTGATGTTGCGAACGTTCCATTAATACCAGAATCAAAGATTAATGCCTTTCTTCCTGTTTCTTTAATAACAGGTGAACCGATACCATTTGTTCTTATAGGTACATCACCACTACCATCTGATAATTTGGTAATGTCTTTAATAGCTTGAGCACCGTTATATACAGCAGAGTGAATATAGATTCTTTTGTCTGTTATGTTTTGTACTGAGACTGCACCTACCGAAGCACTTCCTGATGTTTGCGCATCTGCTGGTGAAAGAATACCTAAATTCAAATAACCTTGTGAGGCACTTGTAGTATCAATTTCAAAATAGTTTCCATATTCCATTGAAACGTTTTGATTGTTAACTGTTTCGGTTTGTCCTATTTGATCTATCTGGAATGAACGTTCACCAGAATTTTCTACTCTATAACCTTTCACATATGCAGTGCCAGGTCCGACGACACATTGTACTTCACTATTGGCAGCACCAGTAGGAATACGATCATCAGTAGTTATTGGGAACGTTTCTAAAATGTAATTACCAGATTCTTCGTAGGTACGTCGAGCCATCTCTTCGCCCAATACGTTGTATTGAGAAACGTCTCTTACAGTAATTGCATTACCATTTTGATAACGAGCCAATGTAAAGAAGTCTGAATTCTGAGTTCCGTCTGAAGTTTCCAATACTGTTAACGTAGGAACAAGTTTTAATCTGTCTGCGCCTGGGGCATTTTCATTCTTAGAACCGTTTGCATTATCGTATAGGCTGTTATCTTGTAGGTTATTAATTAATCTTTCTGCTACTAAATAACCAACTGATTTATTATCGGCAACGTTAGTATACTTTTCAACAACTAATCTTTGTTCTGCTGTAAATATAAAATGGCCTTTCTGAAATATAATACCAGGAGCAGCTTCGATACCGAATGCTCTACCAACATGTGGATTTCCTACTGAAGGTGAACCGTATACCGCAAGACCTGTATTAATAACAGTGTCAATAGATAAGGCTTCGTTTGTGGTTCCTCTTAAATATTTGAATCTTGTTACGACTAACGCTTCACCAGCTTGAAATTGAGTTTGACCTGCCAAACCAATGTTAGTGTAGTTAATAAAGAAAGTATTTAGATTTGGTGGTCTTGTTTGAAATCCTTTAGAAGCCTGAACGATTTCTGCTTTCAGTCCGGACGATTGTCCTTTTACCTGATAAACATAGTCAAGTTCTACTTCTTGACCTGCTAATACTTCAACCGCAGGTGTGCTGATATATGACTCTGCGTTAAATCCAGTTGGGCCGTCATTTAGTTTTACAAATTGAAGATCATCAAGTTCTGTAAAGTTACATCCTTTTACAATTGAACCTTCTTTGAAAATATTATCTCCAAATGACTCAACCTGATTTTGAAGCATAGTCTGGAGTTGTGTAAGTTCTCTTGCCTGTATCGCGTACCCAGGCTTGAACATAACTCGATAGAATTGCTTCTCGGCATCATAGTCATCGAAGTATGGTGCTTGGTTTAAGTTTTTATTAATAGGCATCTTTACTTACGTTCCTTAAAATTCCAGTACAAATTTAAATTCTTCTCTTGAGAGGTCGGTTCTTGCTAGTGGGAAGAAGTCCTCCATGAAGTACACTTCGCCTGTTCTCTGTTTGTAATCCGAATAGATAACATTATCTGCTATAGGATTATTTATTGTTATTCTCTGACCAGTATTTGAGGTAATTGCCAGATTTGGATCAAATGATGTATCTCCATTACCAACCAGGGCATTATTTCTATATGGTCCTACGTATTCTGCTAAAAATACTGTATTTGAAGTTTCATCGATCTCGTGTATTTGGGCTTTAAATACAACATCGTTATTTACATTAACTTGCGTGATTGTACTATTTGCGTTTAATCTTCCATAATCATCTGTTATAATCGCAATTCTATTATCGAAGACATCAGGTTCAGTTGCGGTATTTGCTTGTCCGCTTCTCCATGTTGCTATACCTGACATATCTTTAAATGTTGGACTTCTTACAATACCAATACAGCCGTATGTATTCTTATCACCAATTTTTGTATTGTCTTCTGCTGTAATATAAGCATACATTGAAAAATGTTTACATCTAAATTCATCTAATAAATTATAAGCATGGCCACCTTTCGGTTCAATGATAGGCTGAATGGTTGCTCTTACATCTGCTGATTCAGTACCACCTGGGTTGAAATCAATAAGAGGATCTACAACTTCCGCAATAGCGTTATTATATCCTGTGCCTTTATTTAAAAGAATAATTTTATTAATACCACCACTATCAATTTCAGGTACTGCTACCGCCCCATCTCCATCACCGCTTATTTTAACGCGCGGGAAGATTTTAATATTTGCATTAATCGTTGCTGTTGATACCATGAAGTCTGTTAAACCTTTCCATGTACCACCTGACACGTATCCGCCAAAACCAGTACCATCAAGATCTGTTGTTAATAATGCATCTGATTTCAATTGAAATGTATCTGCATTCACAACTTGTACATAAAAAGTAGTTGCGGCAAGTGTGTCTATGTCTGCTTCATTTACAATTAATTCTGTCATACCAACAACGTTTCTAAATGTAATTGGTTGACCATTCACTAAGTTATGAGATGTTGATGTAATTACGACAGGAGATGCTTGAGTTGCATTCTCTACGTTACCACGTCTTGGATTTGATAATTCTTCGCCAACGGTAATTTCTGCTAGGCCATTGCCTTGAATCAGTTTATAAGCTTTGATTTCAAATAGATTCGTAACACTTGAACTTGGGTTTGTAGCATAGAAGAATTGACCTGTATAGTAATTTTCTGTTGCTTGCCAATCTTGCTCCTTTGGATCAATTTCTAATTTAACATTACCGTGAGAACTGGCTCCACCAACTCTGCCAGGAATTGACTTTATAAGGCCGTTCTTTTCTTCATATCCATTATTGACAATAGCATTAGTAACTTGAATCTCAGATATACCACCGCCGTAAACCTCCGCTGGATTAACAGCTGCAGTAGGATCAATTGGAATATAACCTAAAGCGTTATAGGCCTCGAATTGTAATGTAGTGAGACGATACATATACTTCCATACATAACCGTCGGCAGTTTCATAAATTTGATTTACGTTGGCTGCATCAAAAGTAGGTGGTGCTTGTGAACCAACACCTTCGTTATTATTAAGGCACTTATAAACTCTGTAATCATCAGTGTCGTTATCGTTAGGTCCGACTACTGCATAAAAGTTTAAACCATCAAGATCTACTTTATCATCGTATTCTGTATACACAACACCTCGTTGCCAAGGGTAATACTTTATCATAAAGTTAATATCTTGATTACGTATCTTTTTAGCAAATAATGTTTTTTCTAGAAACTCATTTTGAGAAGTAGCAGAATCGATTGGCTCTATACCACCAATGCTAGAAACAAACATATAATAGTCATCGTTAGCCTTTGCGTCAGCTATGAATAACTTATTAATGTCTTGGTTAAAATTGTTTGTTAAAATTTCAGGCATTGTTATATAATTCTCTATATTTTAGTTTATTTATATCCATTGGACTAACCTCTCTTTCTTATTCTTGGCCTTGGATACACCAGTCCACTTGTAGGTCTTGCTTTTGCATTTACTTTTGGAAAACTCATTCCTGTTTCAGGTCTTTGATTCTTCCACGTTAATATTTTATTTAGAGCGCCTTGTAGACTTGTAGAATCTTGCGAATCATCAGTTCCTGAATCATACATAATATCATTTGTTGCATTTGCTTCTAACCAAGCCTTTGCTTCTGCTTGATTTAACCCAGGATTACTTTCTGCAAGTAATGCAAGTACACCACAAACTTGCGGGGCAGCCATACTTGTTCCTGATTGCTTTTGCATCGAAAACGAAGTGTTTCTTGAATCTAAAAAGTGGCCTGTGGCATCAGGCCATGCACTAACAATACCGTATCCTGCTCCATATATATTTACTGCGTTTCCACAATTTGAAAAATCTGCCTTTTTATCATTCTTTGTTATATCCAATGAACCTACATTAATAGCATTAGGATGACTTCCGCCATTGTACGAGCATGGCCTATGAGACGGATCATTATCACTATATTGATTACTTCCGACTCTCCAATATATTCGATTATTATAATCTTGATCACCTGATTTTGTTATCTTATGCTGTGAATTCCCCGCAGCGGTCACAAATATAATTCCATCATCAGCCGCATCATCAACATCAGCTTGCATGGCCGTGCTCCAAAACGGTACTTTAAAATCACCATTGCCATCAATTATAATACCTCTTGCCCGCAATTCAGCATCACTTAAATCACTACCAGCATCGCCCCACTTATCATAAATGGAACCGCGGTAATTAAATACTCCAACCCCATTGACGATATCGGCAGTGTCGTCATCTTCGGCCTTTCTATAGACCCCTGATGTCCTGCCGTGGTATGATAGGTAACTATGATTTGAAATAGTAGGATTTCTTCTGCCTGTCTCTGAATTAATTGTTTTGTTATTATGCCACTGACGAATGTAATCCCAGTACTTTAGCGCATCCAATTCACCTAAGCCATGGTTTTGTCCGAAAGGTTGAATGTTATATATGTTTGCGTCTCTTGCCCAACCTTGTGTATTTCCTGCGGCAGTGCCAGCAACGTGTACTGCGTGTGTTTCGCCGTCATCAGAATAATCATAATTTCCATTTGCGCCATAACCTAAGGCTGAATTAAGAGAAAACCAATTAAAATGTTGAACTCTACTTCCGCCTGTTCCATCAGCGTTAACGGCAAACTCTGGGTGATTCCTTGCTGTTGTACTAATTACAGTATCAACGATTAGTACATCAACATTTTTTCCCGATGCTGTAATTGTATAATTATTTGGTGTTGCTTTTCTATCTCCATCAGAACCCCAATTTTTTCCTGTAGTAACATAACCTGATGCGCCCGCTTGTGTAGGATCGCCTGAATCACCATCTTGGAATATATTTCGTATTGTTGTTAATGAAGGTTTACTAATTACTGGTTTAATGTGTGTGTTATGGAATGCATAACCTAATGGATTGTTTGATTGTATACCAGCTTCGGTACGCATATCATCTGTCCATTCTGGAGAAAGACTTCCACCATCCCATAAAGCTGTATATTCAAACATACAGAAATTCAATAAGTATAAGTATTCTTTAGCTGCTACTTCAAAAGCATCTGAATCTGTTTTCCAAGCATTTGAAGGCGTGTTATAACCTGACGGATCCCATTTTCCAGCATCATATGCTTCTTCCATCGCAGCATATAAATCACCTGAAGCCCAATCACTTGCTAAGTATGCATACAGTTTTATATCGTCTGCTGGTAATCCATGCATATGAAGTGTATGCATTATGTGTTCAATAACTTCCCCTGCGTCTAAATCTCCATCACCTTGAGTACCAGATGAATTCAAATACCAAACCATATCGTTAGCAACGTGTGTATCAAATAAGTTTGTTAGGTTCCAACTAATAACTCCTGAGTCAGTTAAGAAGTTTGGAGTATAATCACCCCCACCACCTCTTGCTACTCGTTGTAGTGTTGGTAACCCTTCGTGCCAGGTTCCAGATAAACCTTTTAGATTTCTAATCAAGTTTCTTTGGAGTGTATCACTGATTTGTGACTGGTACTGATTTGGTATTAAAAACAATTCATACATCCGAGCTATTTTTTCTATCCACGCATCGGGTACAGCACTTTGACCACCTACAGCACCGGCGGCCATGATTCTTGTACCATTAACAGTAACTTCACGTTTGAAGAAATCACTACCATCGCCAGTCACATTTGTAATTGAGCCACTATAAAGATCAGTGGCAGGAATATCATCGCCAACTGTATGTTTATATAAACCCCAATTCTTATCTGTAGAATTTGGAATAAAGTTATCTCTTTCAAAAGTTCCGCCTTCTCCAAATCCAGTATACTCATTTAGCCCTGATTTAAGATGACTTGCTGATTTAACATCCCATACTCGAGGATCATTTTTAAGTTCAATCACTTCTTCAGGTGTTAACATATAATGAGTGTTACGACTTATTTGTCTTCTTAATTGTAAATCAACTGCTCTATCAGGAATATAAAGATCGCCACCAGGTGTTTCCATATCATTATAGAAATCATCTAGGTCTTCTTTATTATGAAGAGTGACAATATATTCTTCCATTTTAAATTAAGCCTCTAATTGTAGAATTTGTAGGGCAACTGTAATTACTGCAGCACTACCACTTTTATTTCTTACTGTAACTGGAATATTTGTTGTTGGTGTTGATTCTAAATTATAACCGATTGTTCCAGGAGATAGTTTTACTGTTTGAGCACCTGTGGTAATTACCTCTGCAATGACACCAGCATCTGGAGCTGGATCAGTACCTTCGCCTCTTGAAGCATCGGCTGTTCGGGCTGTGCCATCTGTATAGAGTGTTACCCAAGCTGCAGCTGATGTTGTAATTGTATATAAGGCGTAACCTTTAAATCCAGTAATGTCAAGGTTAGCAACCGCACCGTTAGCAATTGAAGATGTTGCTTGTGATGGGGAAGTACGACTTGGTAATGAACCGCCACCACCGCCACCGCCTGCAGCTGCTTCAACGACAATAGTACCGGTCATGGCACCGTGAACTTGACATCGGTACTTATAGTTACCAGAAATGCTTGCTGGTATTTTCCAGAATAAAGCACCGCCTATTCCTGCATTTGCAGCTGAACCTTCGTAATAGATTCCTGAATCAAGAGCTACTAGACCGTCATTGTAATCTGCACCACCCGAAGTTTGAATTACGAATGGGTGAGTTGCACCACCTGCACCAGTTAAATCAAATCCAACTGTCGTTCCTGCCTTTACATAAATTGTTGGGTTATCGGTTGTTCCATATTGGTCAAAACGATATGAAGAAGAACCATTATTAGTAACCTTTAATACTGTTGTAGCATTTTGGAAAGTATTTTCAAATGGTGCTTTATCTGAAATACCGGCCGGCTGTTCACTAATATCTAAATAAGTTGGAGTGAACGGTACATTTCTCCAAGTATTATCACTACCAAAGAATTTTAAAATATCATCAGATTGTGGGCTTGTAATTGTTGTGTCAGTAACGTCAGTCATAGCAACTGAGCCGCCACCGCCACCGCTAATTGTAATTGTTTTAGTTGCGCCTGATCCTGTCGCTACAACACCTGAACCTACAAAGTTAATAGTTGTAGCCGCTGTTGCTAATGATGAACCTTCGTCTTGTATAGTAATAGCAGTACCACCGCCACCTGTTGCATCATCAACCCAAGCAAAGTCAGAACCTGTCCAACTTAAGATTTGATCTGCAGATGCACTACTTGTATTAAGGTGTGCAGAAATATCACTTGGATTAACGCCGTCTGCAACCCAAGCAAAGTCAGAACCTGTCCAACTTAAGATTTGATCTGCAGATGCACTACTTGTATTAAGGTGTGCAGATACATCTGAATCAGTATATGATCCGCCACCGCCACCTGATTGTGCTACCCAGTCATAATCTGAACCGTTCCAACTTAATACTTCGTTAGTACTTGCTGAACCGGTATTTAAATGAGTATCAACATTTGCATCAGCGTATGAACTGCCACCGCCTTCAACCCAACTGTAAGAACCGTTTGCGCTTGTACTTAAAACATAACCGTTAGTTTCATCGCCAATAATATTTGTATTATAAACAAACGGATTAAGAGGATCTACATAATTGAGAATTGCGCCTGCTGAAGTATCAGAAAGTAATCTTCTCCAAGTTCCATGAGCGTAATACAATGAACCTGTGTCATGTGCATGGCCTATAGAACCATGATATGTACCTGCATTAACATTATCGAGATTTAGTTTTGTATCATATAAGAAAGATACTTTGTGTGGTTTACCTAACAAGTCTAAATTGCCGTTAATATCAAATAGATCCACTGGATTATTTGCATCTCCTAACGCAAGATAAAGCTCATTAAAATTATCGTTGGCTTTGTCGAATGCATTTCTTAACGGATCACCTGTACCGTCGTTAGCGGATGCACCGATATTAATTATTTGTTTAGACATTTTGTTTTCCTAAAAAATTCTTTATAGTTATATTTATTGCTTATGAAGGCGGCGTTGTAATATCATAATCGTTTTCTAAGTACTGACCGAGTAAGTGTTTCATATCATCCGAGACAATATGAGCAACATCTTCACGGAAGAATATTACATTTCCATAATCATAAATTCTGCTTGTTGCGCCATATAGCGGCCCTGTTGTTAATTCAAGTCCTGTATAGCCTTGTGCCTGTGCGAATCTAAACGCAGATTCTGGGGCAGGTAAGAAGTTAACTCCTACGAATGGTCCACCAGCGTAAGGAACAACAGTATCTGCTCTTCCGTTCATTTGAACAATTCTTCTTTGTGGTATTGGAGTCTTCTGCGTTGTATAACCATCCTGTGGCCATTCATCACCTGTATATAAATCATTTAATGGATACCAGAACGCACTATTTCTGTATTGGAAATCGTGTGTTTGTGATATCATACAGACGATCGTATCAACAGCAAGATCGTTAATTTCAACAGCAGCTCTTAATGCAAGTCCGCCGCCATTTGATACACCTACAATACGAATCTTAGTATTATCAACGTTTTTATATAGTTTCAGTTTGGTAATAAGTTCTTCCAACATTATAATATCAGGACCGTTTGAAGTTTCATTTGAAACATTCCAACTATTTTCATAGCCGTCAACTCCAATACATATATGTCCTGGCAATTCACTAGAGAATTGCGTTATCATTTGTGAACCTGATCCACCATTGCCATGTAATAAAATAGCAACTGGGAATGGTCCTGATCCTGATGGTATAGCTGCCGTTACGCTGTAATCATGGAAACCTTGATACCAATTCTTTGTAATTGTTAGATCAGCAACGTTACCTTGAACTAAGGTTAATCCACCAGTTCCACCAGGTTCATGGTCGGCTGATACACCTGTATTATCAGCAGTAAAGTTAGTAGTACCTGCATTCAGCTCTGTTATATCAGCAACATCGAACGGAGAACCACCACCTTGGTCGTTGAATCTTCGTAAGAATCTCGGTTTAATTGTTCCGCCTACCTTTGCCTTAAATATAAAGTCACCAAACAGTTTTGAACCTGCCAAGTGAACATTTTCTTTTAATAACTTTTCATAATTCTGTATAGGTAAGCTTGATTTAATTTGATATGAATACTCTTGATAGAAATCACTATCTTGTACTCTTTGTCCTGAATCTAAATATTCTTGGTCGTATACATTAACGTCCGCATCAAATTCCCAAACAAGGTTTTCCTGTGTACTGTACCAAGCTTGTTCTTTCATTGAAGGAACAACAATATCATTCCATCTTGCCGTGATACTTGCAGCTGCACTTCTAGATCTTAGCTGCGTCAACCATATTCCAGTTGCGGCTGAGATTGCCATACCTTGTTTACTTAAATCATATATTGCGTATCCATCTGAAGCAGTACTACTAAACCAAGCTTCGAACGCAGGAGCTAAAGTTGGATAGGATACTGTTGGATCAACTCCTATAGATATTTGACCAACTATTAAAGGTAAAGATGCACCGGGTAAATTTGTTTTTGTTGTTGTTACACTATTTTGTTTCCAACCACTTAAGTGAGAATTAGTTCCTGCCCAATATCCACTTGTTACACCTTGAGTATCTGCTTTAATAATACCGTGAGAAACGAATTCATTATTGGCTGTTCTTAATTCACCTAAACCATTTGCGAAATCAGTAATCTCTGAATCATCTACTTCGTATTCCCAATAACCAAAACCAGAATTTAATATATTTACTTCTGAAATTTTCCCTACCGCAAATTCTGTTTCTGATTTAATCACTGCGTTGTCACCAAATCTTGCAGTTCCTAGGAAATCAGTTGCGATACTTAAAACATTTTTTACCTGGCTTGGTGCATTCTCAAATGCAATGTTTTCGTTTTTATTTAATCCATTAATATTAAATGGAGTAATCGTAATAAATCCATCTTGTTGATTAACAGCTTTTACGACACCATTTATACCAGAAGTTACACCTCGTATTCTATCTTTCACAGAGAACGAACCTGCATCACCAGCATCAGCAAATAAAACAACTTGATTCTTACGATCTACATTTTTAAGTAATGAATCTTGGGCAATCGCAAATACATCACTCTGATAATCGGAACCAGGATTAATATTATCAAATCCTACAATAGAACCAATTGTTAAATCTTGAATGTCGAATGCTTGATCTAAAGGAGTAGTAAGAGTAACTGGCGAAGCAGTACCTGACATTGGAGTAACTGCGCCATAATCAGCAGCATCAAGTGTAACAGATACATAAGGTAATATGACGTCAGTAATAATTGAAGCAATAGATGTATCGTTTAATGATGAAACTTTTACATCGTTTACACTTAACGTATCAGGATAAAGAGGACCTGGAGAAGAACCATTTACTGATACTAATTGATTTGCTGTAAGAGATAAGTCAATTGTTATTTGAGGTTGAGCTACACCGTCAATTGGAAGTCTAACTGTTGTCAGTGTAACATTGTCTGTGAATCCATCCACAGCGTATGCCGCGTCAAGTTTAATTCCTATTGAAGATAAATTTTGTCCAATAATAATACCAGTACGACCTGCCGTATCTTGTAATGTTTCACCTATAACAAATTCTTGATTAAAACCATTCTCACTGTTATCAAGAATAATAGATTGGTCTGAAACAAGTAATCTTGTATTGTCAATCGTATACCCATAACCACCATCTTCTAAATCGTATTTAATTTGACCTGATGCTGTATCTGTAACTGCTGTGACAATTGCTTTACCTGCATTACCATCTTTCTGATGTACATTAAGAACTTCACCAATTTCTCTACCTGCGAGATTCTTTCTTCTTGCTCCTACATCTGATCTATCAACAATAGTAAACTTTGAAAGAGATCCATTTGTTTTACCAAACTGTACCACTTCACCGCTTATGTTACAAAGAATATCTTCATACTTGTTAAATGTACCTTGAATACCATCAAGATATATGACAGGTGTTTTAATACCGTTTAGAATAAAGAAGTTAATTGATCTTACCGATGCCTTTGCGCCAGTTACCGAACCTTCAATGTTACGAGCTAATAAATCAAGATACTCGTATTCCTTTCCAGTTTTTGAGGTAAAGAAATTATTGTTTGGAAACATCTGTAAATAAGTACCTTGCTTCCATGTAGAGTCAGATACCTTTTGCATCTTTTCAGCGGGATACACAATTTCAATTTCAAACTCTTGATAGAATATAGCAAAGAATAATTCTATACCGCGGGCAGTACCTTTTGCTCGATATAAGTCAAGTATATTTTTAACAATAAATTTAACAAGATCTGCTTTAAGTGGAAGATCAGCAAGAAACTTTTTCTTAAATAGTATAATCATACTATTCATTGTAGTATCAATATCTCTCGTTTCAAATAAACGTCTTGCTTGATAGATATGCTGATTCTCTTGAGTTTCAGACCACTTATAATACTCTTCGACTAATTTAACAAGCTCAGGTCCATCTTCCCTGTAAATAGCGGGGAACTGATTCTTAATGAAAAGCGACAGATTTTTTTGTATATCACCCTGAGGCATAATTCTCTTCTCTTATTAATAACTTGTTGAGTTAACAGACACCGGAGCTATGAACTCAGCCAAAGCCAATACTACTTTAACGTCTGTATCTCTTAATATAAACACGCGACCTTTTGGAGCAACAACATCGTTATCTACAGTTTTCGCAGTTACTTTAATCGCACTGCCTGTGAATGTTTCTACCTTAAAGTTTGTTAGTTTCACTTCACCTTTATCATAATCAATTGTACCTGCAGTTGGATTAATAATCTGCGGGTTTGTTGCTTCATCAGTAATGATCATAATATTACCTAAGCCATCATCTTGGAAATATACACAAGTACCATTTATATCAAACGGTGTTGATTTAACAGCAGGTTTAAAGTTTGTGAAACCATTTGCCGCATTGTAAATATAAGGTCTTACTAACGGCGTTTCAAATCTGAATGTTGGATTTGTATTAAAATTAAGTGGTGGTGAATATTCAATGACAGGCGATACTGTAATCTCACTACTTAATATTCCTGCATCTAATGCATCAATAATACCTGATAGTTTAGATCGTCTTAAAGTTTTATCAAATCCTTCAAGGTTATCATCAGAATATTTTTGAATCGCAGCTCTTGTCAACGTTTCTAATTCTGCTTCACCTTTTTCTGTATTCTTTTTGGTGTAATTTACAATTACTTCCATATCACCATAAACGAATTCGGTTTGTTTAAAGATTGGTTCAATACCTAGTGGAGCTCTTTCTTTTAAATAAGCCAAATAAGAATTGGATAAAGTAGAGGATATGATTTGTGTATCATCATTTAAATAAACAGAAACAGCAACTCTACCAAATTGAGGTGGATCTAACTGTTCACCACCGTATGCAGACACTGCGGATATCTCAGGGAATGCTTGTTGTAATAATACTTCGTAATCTTTCGATGTGACTGCTCGTTCTTGTACCTGTAATGCCTTAGGAGCAAAATATCGAATGGATTCCATTGACTCTCTTTCAGCACCACCTGCCGCAGCAGACAATGTATAAGCAGAGATCGTTGCGTTTTCAATAAAAGATCCTGAAAACGAACTGTCTTTACCTGCACCATTTGACTCAGCTCCTGAACAGATTCTATATCGTACTCTTACATCTTCAAACTCTTGAGGTTGTAAACCAAATTGATTCTTACCAAAGTAAATAGAATACTTATCATCAAGATATGGTTCAAGGTAGAATACTTTATCTTGAGGACTAATACCGTAAATAGTATTTGCTCTTGTAAATACGTTTGCATCATCAGTTGCTTCTGCATCAACAAACACAACAATTGAATCTGTATCTACTTCGTTGTTTGTAAGGAATACTCTAAGTACTCCGTCTGCATCAACAATAAATCCTTCTCTTTGGAAACTTGATAACATTTCACCTTCGTAAACATCAACACTTTCAGCAACAAATGAACCTGAGTTAAATACGACGCCAGTTTGAGGATTGATGTCAGTTGATAATACTTTTCTGGCCGTATACATTTTATCTGTTACGAATGAAAAACTTTCACCTTGATGATTCACTTTAAACTGAGAATATTTTGGAATCGTAATTGTTGCATCTTCACGTGTTGGATCTTGAATCACAACATATAGTGTAGCCTTAGCAGACTTACGTGAACGAGGTATATAGTTTAATTCTTTTGCATGGGAAACGATTGAGTTCTTAAGGATGGCAGAGTCAAGAAACATTTCGTTAAGTGCCATGTTTGTATAGAAGTTATTCTGATAACTATTAAACGCAAGAACATCTAACAGGACGCTCATGTTTGAGCCATCAAAGTTATAATCCTTGAATTGCGTTTGTGTTTCTAGATAACTCCTAAGTTGACTTTTTACTGCGTCGAAGTCAAGTTCGGTAATTGGTGTTTTTGGATTTGCCATCTCTATCTGTTCCTTTGTAATACAACGTCTAACTGTATTGGCTGTTCAACCTGTCTAATATAAAAAGTAATCCCAACGTAGACTTCACCATCGTCAGGCTTTGAACTTACTGCAACATTAATTAATTGAGCTCTTGGTTCATAGGTCTGAATTGTTGACGTTACTCTATCTTCTATTAATTTTAATGTACCGGGTGTTAAATTTTCAAATAACATTGCTCTGATATTGCCACCCATATAAGGTTGCATTAATCTTTCGCCGCGATCTGTTAATATTAAATTCTTAATTGATTCTTTAACTGCTTCTTCATCTTTTAGAAGCACTACATCAAATGAAACTGGACTCACGAGCAGATCTTTACGAAAATCAGTGTTAAGATTAATCTTTTTCTTTACTGGTGAAATGTAATCTGCAATTGCCATTATAGTATTTCTCTTATATCTAAATGAATCTTATTTAACTCTGGGTAATCCTTAACATATTTAAATCCACCTTTTAATGCATTTTGAATAAAGGCTTCGGGATCTGCCATATCTCTTTTAACATCAATAACCAAACCACTCAAGTGTGAATTGTCTTCAGGTCCGTCTGCCTTTGTGTTATAAGCTTTACTTACCCAACCTTCTGTTATTATTAAAGGTTTTGCTGAAGACGTTAATTTCTGTAATCTGTGTAGGTATACTTTAACATCAAGGTCAATTCTTGTCCAGGCATATATACCAATACCTTCTTTTTCGTCAAACGAATCTCCTTCGACTCTAAATACATCTGACGATCCATTAAATACATTGCCACATCTTGGAAGGTTTTTATAGTCCTCAGCAGTAATGGGTTTAATATTCTGCGGTATTTTGCCCGTGTCAGTCTTTTCATTACCGCCAGGAGAAGTCCATCTACCTTGTAATCTATTTATTACCTCTTTCCTAGTCGATGGAGAATACCTTATAGCACCTGCTCTGATAGCAGATGACTCATTGATTCTTGAGATGTTTTTAAGACGATCTACGATTGTACTGTATCGCCTTGTATAATCATCAAGGGGTTTATTAATGTCCCTTATCAACGATTCTATTGACCCTGCAAGTGCACAGATCCTAGCTACAATGTATTGAATCTCTTCGATGCCAGGCGATTCAAATGCAGCTACTGCGTAATCAATTAAACCTTTTATCTTATCTTTAATACCTTTCTTATTCTCTTCAGTAAAGAATGCACACATCTGTTCTCTTGTTGTCATAATACCTTTTACAACTTTTGCATTAACAAATGTTTCTGCACCTGCAGTCAGCGCAGCTGGGTCAAAGTTGTTTATCATATCTTGTACTTCATCAAAGACTTTATTAATTACTTCTTCAATCTTGTCTTTAATTGCTTTAATTAATTTTTTGATTAATTCTTCTGCGGTTAGATCTTTAATACCGTCATAACCTCTTGAAATTTTATCGGCCAAAGCTAATGCATCAGCTATGATACCATCAACCACTCCAATTAAATCAAAGAACGCATCTACTGATAAAAAGAAACTATCAAAGGCATCGCAGAATCCACCTAAGATAGAAGTATTGAAATCATTCTTATAATATGCATCAAGGTTTCTTGCTAGTTTAGGAGCATTACCATCATTGATTAAATTAGCAGGTGTATAGTTATATGCTTGCATGAAGTCGGCAGTTTCAAGATTTGATATATCACCTCGTTGCCATCTATCAGATAAATCAGGATAACTACTTAAATCACCTATTTGTTGTCTAAGCAAACCATTTAAATAACCAGATGCATCATATATCTTATCACCGTATTTGTTAACTGCTCTACTTAATGGATTTGTTTCTGCATCTTGAAGTATGCTATTCGCAATCTCTTGAGTCACAAGATCAATTTGTCCAAGGGTATATCTTCCTGCACCATCAATGGCTGGAATTTTATTAATTAATAAAGTATTCTGAGTTACTTGATCATTACCGTCTACGCATGCATCAACCATTATCTCCTCCCTCTTCTTGTTAGAGATTTCGTTTGATCTTTCGCCGAATCATCTAATGCTGAAATATATCCACCAGAATATCCCATCGCAAAATAACCACGAGGAACAATCGATGTTGACTTTTTAGGTGGTTCAGGCATCTTGGCTAAAGTCATTCCCCATGCTCCTAAACCAAGTGGTAAGAAGTCGGCAATAATTGCGGCAAACGCATTCACAGGATTTAATACTTTAGTAATAAACTCTGGACTATTACCTGTAGGATACGCCCAGCCTGAAGTTAATCCTGGTAAAGGAGCAACGATTGGAGCAGATATAGCAGGAGGTAATAAAACAGGTACAGTTGGTATTGATACACTTACAACTGGCGGACGATATAAACCATTATATGCAGCTCCTGTTGCTGTCATAAGTGGTGCACCTAAATTAGTAAAGTCACCAGACGTTGCTACTACTGCCGTTGCATTAACTACTGGAGCATTAATAACACTGCTTGAAGTAATTAGACCTGAGTTAAGAATCGTTGTATTAAATACTCCTGTATGAGAAGTTGAGACTGAAGCAATTTGCATCGTAGGTGTAGTTAAACTCCATCCTGGTGTAGGTACAGCAGTTCCTGTTAAAGGAGTAGGCGGTATTAAACCACTTGCTAAACTGATTATGTTTGAAGCTGTATTATGTATATCACCTGGTGTAGATAATTTAATTGCTTTAGTTGAGAATACATCGTAAGTATTTAATGCAGTAGCTTTAATATTTTTGGCAACGAAGTTTAATTGATTTCTTGCTTCAAATTGTATTTCTTTTTTCGCAAATAAAGTAGCAATACCTGCGTTGGCTTCGATCTTAATATCTCCGCCTCTCATTTGAACCTGATCACTTGCATTTAAATTCATTTGACCGCCAACACCAAACTCTGCGTGACCATGCACAAGCAATTTATAATCGCCTTCTATTTCTTCTGTTTTATTTCCTTTTACATAAACATGAGCGTTACCATTAACTGTAACTACACTATGACCTGATGATTCGTGTTTTGTTCCAATATTAATTTCATAACGATCTGCAGCAGCTTTTTCAGAAACTGTACCTTTTGAATCTATTTGAATATATGCACCACTATCGTGATGAATCATAATTCTTTCTGCACCAGGAGAATCATCTAATTCAATACTATGTCTTCCTGATTTAATTACTCTATTGTATGGATATTTGGCTGCGTAAGCTGGTGGAGGTTCAGACCACGTTTCATCTGTATCAGCAATCTTTTGATCATGCGTACGATTGGCTGCTTGTTGTAATAGATAAGTTTCATTTAATAATTCACCACGAGCTAATCTATCTGGTCCACCGCCTGCGTTGAAATCATTTGGAGTATAACCTCTTGCTAATAAATCGCCATTCTTTTCAGGAATAACACCTTCACCGTCTTTAGTTGGATCTGATTCTGTATTATACATACCAGGTAATAAACCTAATATGATTGGATGTTGAGCCATCTTACCATCTAAGAACATTCCGTATACATAAGATCCTAATGCTGGTGGTGGATTGTTTGGATCGTAATTACCTGCTGCACACATTGCCCAAGGCAAATCTTTTGTTTCAATTTCTTGATTTGTTCCGTGTACGCCAAACGCTCGAACTCTTACTCGACCTTCGTGAGTTTCATCGAGATTGCCTTCAACCATACCGATGAAGAAGAACGGATTACTTATTCCTGAACCATCAATCATATATCACCTTTTTGCCAACCATATTTTATCGCTTCCACTTTAGTACTCAGCGTGTTCATCTCCATTGAATGGTCAACGCTAGCAATTAAATATTTGCCACTCAATCTTTCGTTTTGTTTATTTTCTAACGCAATGTTAGGTTCTTGTGTAATTAGATTAATCACATCGCCTGGTACCAAATCTATCCTGCCTTCAATACCCAAAGAAACTGTTGAATTATTTAAATGGTAATTATAAGCAACTCTGTTTTGAATAATCTCAACCATATTTTGTGGTGTACGAAGTACTTGACCTGGTATTGAAGCAACTCCATCAGGTTGCCAATCTCTGTATACTACATATTGCTTTGCGTTTTTATTTGTATCCTTAAACGTTTCAGTAATAAACTTATCTGAATGTACTGCACCAACGTTTGATGTTCTTGGTTGTCCTGTCATACCAATGTATTTCTTTTTTGCGTTTTGATAATCAAAGTTATAAGAAGTTCTTGTATGATTCACGAAATCAATTTCCATTACCGTGTTCTTATAAGCACCACTATCAATGTCAGCGCCTGTATCAACATGATTCTGATTAGAAAAAGATACAACGTTTCTTACCATTATGTTAGCATATTGTGAGGCGTCTTGTTCTGAAAAGTTTAAATAGTAAAAGTCTTTAATTTTACTTTCATTCTTTATTGCTCTTTTTAACATCCATTCGTCAGTTACCCAATAGTAACCATCAAAAGTTTCAAAGAAACGATACATGTTCGATGGAGATTGTGATCCTGCTTTTGATTTACTTGCCAAGAAGTTCATTGCTTGGGCTGGAGTATAATCAGGAATGATCGTTCTCATCTGACCATCAGATTCTTCGATATAAAACGCTCTTCCTTTATTTGAAGTTAATTGTAAACCTTCAGAGTTATCAGGCATTTCACCAACTGACGTTGCTGTACTTAATTCTTTATTTGAATTAAAATACTTTTTAAATATTTCTTTAGCAGCATATGATCCTGATATATTTGTAAAGGCAGTTATCACGCTTTGTATTCCTGCTCTAAAGGTTGTTCTGCTTACAAAGTGTAATGTATAAAAATAACCATCGCCTAAATCGTTTTTACTTAAACCATCAATTTTAACTATTTGACCTTTAATGTTTAATTCTGTTTGAAGATCATGTCCTTTAATTATTAATTCTAATTCTTCTTCTGCCCTTAATGGGAAATCGTGTAACGTTCCAACTTGGTCTAAGACCTTAAGCGTTCCAGAAAAAGAAGAGCTATAGATAGATTGCTTTAGATTAAATCCATATATCAAAGCAGTAATAGAAGCGTCTCTATTGTCCACCGATTTAATCATAGCGCTTTCTATAGTACAATGAGAAGGATTAAAAGATTCTGACATTATTCAGTACTTACCGAGTTTTTGAATTCACGCGATAATTGACCTAAGAACGCGTTATCGAATAAAAAGATTTCTTTTTTATTATCATTAATTTGCTCTTCATATTCAAAGATACGATAAGGAACCCAATCTTCAGGAATGATTCTTTTAATGATTATCTTATCTCCTCGTTCAGTACGCATAATCACGCGATCTTCTTTACGAAGATAAATTGTTCGGAATGATTCCGGTGCTAAGATAATATTATCAACTGCCATTTGTTATTTCCTAAACTGTTTTAATATAGTATATAATGTTTTCGTCAATTGTTTCATCTTTGGTCCAATCAAGAACGTCTTCTCCGATTCTACCAGACTGTGATTGGTACTTATCAACCATGTAGTCGTTAAAAGTTTGAGTATTCATTGGCCATTCGTAATATGGATCTATGATATTGTTTGCCATGTACACTAACCAAATATAATCTACAGAGCCATAATAATCCAAGGCAATATCTTCTGCCCTCTCGCTTTCTTTAACTGTATAAGAATAATAAAGATAGGGGTTATTTGCGACTGCTCTTGCGAACGAAGGCCTTCGAGATATATCTCTAACCTTTCTACCTTGGTAATCTATAACCGGAAAATGTTCAAAGTATTTAGTTGCCATTAGGTGTCGTCTCCTGGATAATCTTCAGCCGTTTGTATTTCAAGTTCCTTAAAGCTCATAGAAAGTTTAACACCCTGAGGTACACCACCTTCAGCAATAACAATTTCACCACTTGCTCCATAGTCAACATTGAAACTATCGCACATGCAAGGTTTAAATCTAAGGAAATGCGATTCATCAATACCTAATAGATTAATACTAACAACCGCAGGATATGTTAAAAAGGCTCGAGCTAATGTGTTACCTGATAGAGTATCCGCGGTACCAGCCACACCAGTGCCACCAGTTACATTTTCTATGTTTGGTAATATGTTTCTTTTTATTGATCTTATGATTTTTTTAATAGCTTCTGCTTCTTCTTTACTTTCAGGATATAGTGTCCAATCAAACGAGAAGGATCTTAGGTTAACTCCTTCGAAAGAAAGCGTTGCTTGAGGGTTAATTGCAGTTCCTCTCGAAGCACCCATTGCTTTACCTAATCCTGATGAAAAACTATTTAAAGCATTAGCACCCATGAACGACGCTATCCTAGAAGCTTGACCTGCTACCTCTTGCTGACCTGGAGTCTTTGCTTTATCTCCAAACACTGTGTCAATTGCACCTTTCATACCAGCTTCACCCAAAGCCATCAGTTCTGCACCAATGTCAGTAAAGCTGCCTTCAAATGCAGGAGCCAACGTATCAGCAATAAACGATTCTAAGAAAGTTCTTTCAAAGCCATTTACACTAAGACCAGTTGCATCTGTTAATGTACTAGGCATTGGAAGTTCAACAGCCAATATACCAGTTTCTTTAGCACTTGTAAATTGACTCTTTTTACCTGTCTTATTACCTTCCGCGCCTGTACCTAGTGTTAAGTCTTTATAATCATACTTCTTAAATATTAATTGGATGCCGTGCGGAAATCCACCGTCAGGAAAGAAGAGTCGTTGAGCATCCTTACGATTAGATTCTGCTCTTATTGTTTGGTTTGGTCTTGCCATTCTTTATTTCCTTTGCTGTCTCCGTCTAATTCTAATAAATATGTATACGGATAATGTAATTATTTATAATAAAAATCGGAAAGTATATTATGGCATATAAGGGTAAATTTAGACCAAAAAATCCGACCAAGTATAAGGGTGACCCTACAAAAATTATTTATAGGTCTTTGTGGGAGTTCAAGGTATTTAAATGGATGGATTCTCACCCAGATGTAATATGGTGGCAATCTGAAGAAGTGATTGTTCCATATAGATCACCGATTGACGGAAAGATACATAGGTATTACCCGGATGTGGTTGTACATAAAAGAGACGGTACAGGGCAACCTCAAACAATTATGATTGAGATTAAACCAAGCAGTCAATGTAGACCTCCTGATATTAAAAATAAGAACAAGACAAAGACAGGTAGAATATCGAGAAGATATTTAAATGAAGTTAAGACATGGGGTGTTAACGAAGCAAAATGGAAAGCAGCAAAGAACTTTTGCGCTGACCGCGGATGGCAGTGGACAATAATGACAGAAAAACATATACCAGGAGCACGTTAAGTGGCAAGCTTATTCTCAGATATTCTAGTAAAAGGAATAACATCAGGACAAGTGCCTGCTAGAACAAAAGGTGCGAGGGAATGGTACCGTAAACAAGCAACGTTAGCAGTAGGTAAAAGAATTACAGAAGATGAGATTGTAGGTAATACTGATAAAGGAAGAAACAAGGCAGCGTTACGTGGGGATTCTGTTTATGGATCAATGTACTTTTTTAGGTATGATCCTAAACATAAATCTACTTTACCATACTATGACGCCTTCCCTTGCATATTTCCAATAAATAAAGTAAAGGGTGGTATACTTGGATTGAATATGCATTACTTACCACCAAAGATGAGAGCCCAATTAATGGATGCTCTTTATACAACTGTATCAGACAAAAGATATGATGAGAATACAACATTGAATATAAACTATAAGATTTTAAATAGTGCTGCCAATATGAAGTTCTTTGCACCTTGTGTTAAAATGTATTTGGCAAAACACGTAAGATCTAAGTTTGTTAAAATCAATTCATCAGAATGGGACACTGCGTTATTTTTACCAGTACAAAGTTTCCAGAAAGCCGGGTCAGTGAAAGTTTGGGCAGACTCAAGAAAGCTCATAGCGGGGAATTAATAAATGCCATTTAACATTAGTGAATTTAAAAGTCAGTTCGATAGATATGGCGGCCCAGCTATGTCCAATCTATTTTCTGTCCAAGTAACACTACCACCTCAGCTTCGCGCAAGAATACAACCAACAGAAAATAATGCTTTTAATATGAGTCATACGTTTACTTTCTTTTGTTATAAAATGGATATACCTGCGATTGGTATTAATACATCTGAAGTAGCATATACAGGACAAATGAAAAGGAAGCATCCAACAAGAGTTCAGAATCCAGGCCCTATGAGTGCATCTTTCTTTGTTGATTCTGATCATCATGTTTTAAGGTTCTTTCACGCTTGGGCTCAAAACATTATAAATTATAATAAAGGCGATGGTGCATTTGCCGAAGTAGACGGTAAACTTCCACATGAAGTTGGATTTAAGAAAGACTTTGCATGTGATATGATTATTAAACATTATTCAACAGATTCTTATCCTGACGTATATTACGAAACTAAACTACAAGGAGTATGGCCAGTATCTATTGGAGCATTGAGTTTAGATTGGTCAACAAAAACGGCTCTTTCATTAGATGTTCAGTTTACAGTTACTGATATGTCATTCGATGGAGCAAAGACAGGAAAAACGAATAGCAGATTATCGAGAGCAAGCGGCTTGTTAGATATCCTTGGAGATATCGCAGGCTTCGGAGACGCGGTAAGAGGAACATTAAAAAGCGGGAAACCGACAAGCATACAGGATGCTATCAATAAATTAGATAGACTTGGTAATGCATTTGGAAAAATATAAGTGATACAATTTTAAATTATAGGAGTATAGTATGGCACTACCAAAAATTAACTTACCAATCTCGGAATTGATTTTACCGAGTACAGGTGAAAAAACTAAATATAGACCTTTTTCTGTAGCGGAAGAAAAGATCTTGTTAGTTGCACAAGAAGCGGATGACGCGGAACAAGAAGTATTAGCAATGAAACAAATCATTTCTAATTGCTTAATTGAAAAAGATGTTGAAGAACTTGCATTATTTGATTTTGAATATGTTTATTTAACATTAAGAGCACGTTCAGTCGATAACTTGGCTAAGTTCAAAATTAAAGATCCTGACACGGATGAAGAAATTGAATTAGAACTTGATATGAGAGAGATTGATATTGCTCGAGATGAAACTCATACAAATGAAATTAAAGTAAACGATGAGTATACTCTGTTTCTAAAGTATCCATCTATTAATGAATTCATAAAGATTGTTGGAATGAATAATGACGATCCTTTAGTTAACTATTTTGTAATGATTTCTTGTTTAGATACATTAGCTTCAGAAGATGAAGTACATAGTTTTAAAGATTATAGTGATGAAGATATTGAGGCCTTTATGGATAGTCTCGGTGGAGATGTTATTCGAGGAATTACTTCGTTCTTTGAAACAATGCCGAAGATACGAAAGGAATTACCATATACAAATAGTGAAGGTAAAGAAAATACGTTTGTCGTGGAGGGCACCCGTAGTTTTTTTATCTAAGCCTTAGCCATATAACGTTAGGGCATTACTATCAAATGATTTTCTCCATGGCACAACACCACAAATGGTCTGTGTCCGAAATTGAGGCTATGATGCCTTTTGAAAGAGATCTTTACTTTAGTATGCTAGTACAATGGATAGAAGAACAGAATGAACAGCGAAAACAGGGTTAATATAAATGGCTAAAACAACACCAAAGAGCAAAGAGCTAAGTCCAGAGACTCAGAGTATAGTTAATCGTCTTATCCGTGAAGGAGAGCTTGTAAGGAACGACGGCAAGCATTCGATTAAAGAAATTAGAATTGACCTTGGGAAATTTACCGATGCTTTTGCTGCAATTAAAATAAGCTCTGAACAAACAGCTAAAGTCTTAACGGATTCTTGGGAAGGAAACGAAGCACTACTCAAAAATATTGATGAAAGCTTAGTTGGTTTAAATGACACAGAAAAAGATGCTGAACTGGCAAGAAGAGCTCAGGATAAAAAGGATGCAATCGCAAATAAAGAAAATAAGTCTGAATCTAGTATCGCCGCACAATCTTTAAAGTTAAGTCTTATGAGTGGATTCAAAGGTCTAAAAGATGGATTCATGGCAATAAAGAAAGATCCGTGGGGTTCGTTATTAAACATTGGCAAGTGGGCAATTATAATACCAGTATTAGCAGGTGCAATTAAAGGATTGCTTGATAAGATGTTTGGCGAAGGCGAAATGGGCAAATTCTATGACAGAATTTCAAACAGCCCGTTTGCTAAAATTGCTATGGAATATCCAATAGCAACTTTGCTTGGAAGTTTAGCTGCTATGGCCGGTCTTAAGTGGGCCTCACTGTATGGAACTATGATGCTTGCTGCAAAAACTATGGGTGTTAA